TGAATTAATGAAAATTACAGTTACTGGCTCGGCAGAAAATGAATTTACTATGGCGGCTGGAGGTAGTGGAGCTGGTCCAACTCTTTCATCTACAGGAAGCAGTGATAGCAATATTGATATGAATCTAAATCCTTTAGGAACAGGTGTTCTTAAATCAGGAACAGCTGCAGTTAAAATTGCAGGCACAGAAACTATTTTTGTTCCAGCGGCAGCCATGTTTGGCCCAACAACAAATGGAGCTGACGCACAAGCAGTTGAAACTACAGCGACTCGACCTGAACTAAAGGTTTTAGATTTCGACGCAAGTACTAAAGAATATGCACAATTTTCTATTGCGATGCCTAAATCATGGAATTTAGGTACAGTAACCTATCAAGTTTTTTGGAGTCCAGGTAATACGAATACGGATAACTGTATTTTTGGTCTTCAAGGTCTCAGTTGTACTGAAGGCGACACAGCCGATGCTGTTTTTGGAACGGCTGTAGAAGTCACAGACGCTGGAATCGGAACTATAGAAGATGTACAAATGACTGCCGTGAGTGGCGCAATCACAATTGCTGGCTCTCCAGCTGACGATGATTATACATTTTTTCAATTATATAGAGATGCAGCCGATGGCAGTGACGATTTTACTGGTGACGCACGAGTAATGGGAATTAAATTATTTTATACTACAGACGCTGCTAACGACGCATAGGATTTTACAGTATGAAAAATATAAACGATTTACATACAACAGGTAAGAGTTCAAGAAATATACAATCAAAAAAAACAAAAGGTTTTGGATATCAAGTTTTAGGATTTGGTTCTGGTGGTGTACCTAGTGTTTTTGTTGCAGCTACAGGCGGCAATCAGCCAACTGCAAGTGGTTGTATCGTTGATACGAATTACAAGGTTCACAAATTCACAGGAGATGGAACTTTGTGTGTATCAGCAGGATCTGGAGCTCTAGGCGTAATAGATTATATGGTAATAGCTGGCGGCGGTGGTGGCGGCGGTGGTAGAGGTGGTGGTGGCGGTGGAGGAGGTTTTAGAGAATCCGTTCCCGCATGTACTGCATGGCCAGCTTCTCCTTTGGCTAATCCTGGCAACGCTAGACCAGTTTCAATACAAGGTTATCCAATTACGGTAGGTGGTGGTGGTGCAGCTGGTGCTTATAATAGTTCAGTCGCTACCCAAGGTGTAACTTCAACTTTTAGTGATATAGATTCAGCTGGTGGTGGTGAAGGTGGTGGAGAACAACCCAGTCCTGTGGGTGGTACTGGAGGATCTGGAGGTGGAAGTGCTGCTGCAGGGCCTTTCCCCGTAGCAGGTAATACTCCTCCTGTAAGTCCTCCTCAAGGTCAGCCAAGTTCATGTGCCGCATCCCCCGATGCTGGTGGAGTTGGAGGTGGTGGTGCTACAGTAGCAAGCACTTCTGATGGGGCAGGTGGTGATGGAGCTACAACTTCAATTTCAGGATGTGCAGTAGCATACGCTGGAGGAGGAGGGTCAGGAAATAACGTTCCTTATTCTACACCAGGTGGAGCTGGTGGTGGTGGACCTGGTGGTGGTGCTCCAGGAACTGCAGGAACAAATAACCTAGGTGGTGGTGGAGGTGGTGGTAGAGGAACAGGCTCTAGAGGAAATGGTGGTATGGGCGGTTCAGGTATAGTATATATAAGGTACAAATTTCAATAATTAATTATGGCACATTTTGCAAAAATATCAGATACATCACAAGTTCTTACAGTTCATGTAGTTAATAATAGTGATGTACTTAACGCGGAGGGTGTTGAAGATGAAGCTGTAGGGCAAGCATATTTAGAAAAACACAGTAACTGGCCTGCGGAAAAATGGATTCAAACATCTTACAATACTCGTGGTGGTAAACATTATGATAATAAAACTGGAGAATTATCAGATGAGTCTAAAGCATTAAGAGGAAATTACGCAGGTATAGGTTATACTTGGGACAAAGATAATAATTTATTTTATCCTAAAAAACCTTATGCTTCATGGGTATTAAATACTACAACAGCTAGTTGGCATTCTCCAATTGGAGATGCTCCTGATGATCTAACCGACGAAGAAAAAGCAGCTTTCACTCATTATGTGTGGAATGAAGTTGGCCAATCTTGGGATAAAGAAACTCCCGCAGCTTAATTTTATTGACAGTTTAAATAAATAATATTACTTATGGTGGTAGGTATGCAAAAGAAAGTATTATCAGAAATAGGATTATATTACGGCGATGTGACAATGCCAAAATATTGGGAGATAGATCAAAATGAACTAGCTCATCATATTTTACATTCTAACTTAACAAATGAAGAATTTTCATTTTCAAAAACTTGGGATAAGTTGAATACCTATATCCGTGAACACATTAGACTTGAATATAGTATTCGATTAATAAATAAAAAAACGTGGGGTGATATTTATAAACCTCAAGAAATAAGTACTCCTCTATTAAATATAGATCCGGTTGACCTTAAAAATTCTCCAGATTACACATTGTTATATGGTGTAAAGGTTAAAGACTGTAGTGTTAGGATTCATTATGATGATAATAGACGAGCAGGAAGAAGTTGGGATATAGGATTAAAGAACAATATGTTCATTATGTTTCCCTCTACTAATATGTATTACATAACTAACAAACAAAAAGATTCTCTTAACTTTATTCTAACTATTACCAATGAAATTATATAAAAATATTATTAAAAAAGAATATTCAAATAAAATTAATGAAGAATTATTAAAACCATATTTTCCTTGGTATTACAATAAAAATCAAAACAATAAGGATACATCATATATGTTTCATTTATTTTTTAATGGAACAAATGTAAATTCAGATTATTTTTATTTAGTAGAACCTATTTTAAAAAAACTTAAAATTAAAAATTTATTAAATGTAAGAGCAAACTTATGTTTAAAAAGACCATCAAAATGTAATTGGCACGTAGATAAATTTACAAAAAATTTAAAACATAAAACAGCTATTTATTATGTAAATACTAATAATGGTTATACACTTTTTAAAAATAAAAAAGTAAAATGTGAAAAAAATAAAATAGTTATATTTGATGCAGATCAAAAACATAAAGCTAAAATTCAAACAAATACAGATGCAAGGATAGTAATTAATATTAATTATGAATTTATCTAATTATTTTTGGTGTTTTAAATCTGCATTGACATCACGATTCTGTGATGAAGTTATTAAATATGCTTTAGAGAGAAAAGAAACAATGGCTATTACCGGAGGTTATGGGCGAGATAGAAATTTAGATAAAAAACCTTTAGACAAAGAAGAAGTTCAAGACTTAAAGAGAAAAAGAAATTCTGATCTAGTTTGGCTAGACGATACTTGGATTTATAAAGAAATACACCCCTTTGTCCATCAAGCTAATAAAAATGCTGGCTGGAATTTTAACTGGGACAGATCGGAATCCTGTCAGTTTACAAAATATAAACTCAATCAATACTACGATTGGCATTGTGATAGTTGGGAAAAAACTTATGACCAACCTAAAACTCCTTCGCATGAAAAAATTAGAAAACTATCGATGACCTGTCAGTTAACCGATGGCTCAGAATATTCTGGTGGAGAATTAGAATTTGATTTTAGACAATATTCACCTCAAATGAGAGACGAGGCGCAACATTTAAAGAAAGCAACGGAGATATTACCTAAAGGAAGTATTATTGTTTTTCCTAGCTTTGTTTGGCATAGAGTTAAACCAGTAACAAGGGGAGTAAGATATTCACTTGTCGTATGGCATTTAGGATATCCATTTAAGTAATGCAAATAAATAATTATTTTTCAACACCAATATGGAGTGAGCAAAAACCAGAGTTTGTTAAATCATTAAATAAAGCCAGTGATAAATATATTAAAGAAGCTAGAAAAACTCAAAAAAAATATATTAAACAATACGGTGACTTTGGAACCAGTTATCATTCAACCTCATTAACAAAAGATAATGATTTTATAGATTTAAGAAATTATGTAGGTCAAAAGTCTTGGGAATTTTTAGACCATCATGGCTACGATATGAAACAATATCAAACGATGTTTTCTGAAATGTGGGTACAAGAATTTAGTAAGAACGGTGGTGGCCACCACTCCGCTCATGTACATTGGAACCAACATGTTTCAGGATTCTATTTTTTAAAATGTTCTGAAAAAACTTCTTTTCCTATTTTTCACGAACCGAGAACAGGTGCAAGAACTACTAAATTAAGAATGAAACCAGATTTAAAAGGTATTTTTGATGGTAATGATCTTGTTCATTACAGGCCTCAACCAGGAACATTACTTATTTTTCCAGGATATCTAGAACATGAATACGCAGTCGATCACGGTAAAGCACCCTTTAGATTTATACATTGGAACATAACTGCTATCCCAAAAGAGATGGCGAAAGATGTTTAAGAAAGATAAGTACGTAGTTATACGCCAAGCTATCTCAAAAGATTTGGCTGCCTTTGTGGCAAATTACTTTGTCATTAAAAAACAGGTTATGGACACTTGTCGTCAAGCTAGATACATATCTCCTTATGAAGTCATGGCTGGATATTATGAAGGAGAAACAGAACAGATACCACACACCTATTCTTGCTATTCAGATATAGCTATGGAAACTTTAATGCTGAAGTGTCAACCCATTATGGAAAAGACGACAGGATTGAAATTGACCCCTGCTTATACTTATGCCAGAATTTATAAAAATGGGGATGTTCTTAAAAGACATAAAGATAGGTTTAGTTGTGAGATATCTACCACGATGAA